GCATGATCAAAACTAAGAAAGAGTGGGCAAAAGTCTACTCGAACTTCTACACTATCTTATTCCTTCTCATCCTATTATGACTCCAATTCTTCACATCGAACATCCAGAGGATTCTGTACTCACAGGGGACTTAAGTTTCCTTGACGCTATTAGAAACCGTGGCACGTTAAGTGTGAAGATGGACGGAGCACCAGCAATAGTTTGGGGCGTTAATCCTGCGAGTGGAAAGTTCTTTGTAGGGACGAAATCTGTCTTCAACAAAGTAAAGATCAAAATCAACGAATCACATCAGGACATTGATAAGAACCACACGGGAGAGGTTGCACAAATCCTTCATAAGTGCTTTGACTATCTTCCACAAACCGGAGGCATATATCAAGGCGATTTCATAGGTCTAGGCGGGTCTGATGAGTATACCCCGAACACGATTACATATAAATTCGATGATATTGTAGATGAGGAGATTATCGTTGCTCCTCATACTTACTACACAGCAGAGAGTGATTTAAGGGACGCAATCGCACACCCGCTGAAGTTCACTATCACCGACACAGTTTACTGCAAGTTCGTAACACCTCGTGCGTATGTTTGGTCGGGTTCTTATTGCTCACTTGACGAGCAGTTTGAGTTACCCCCGGCAATGACTGCAGTGATGTCGTTGTTACCTACTGTGCAGTTCGTGACTGATAAGGAAGCAGCACAAATCCGCATCAATGTGAATCGTTCTCTGCGTGAGGGTAATGCACTACGAGTCGAGGACTTCAACGACAATGTAACACTCATGCACCTCTACGGTTTGGTTCAGTATATCAAGGAAGAATGCCTCGCTCAGTGTAGAGTTCTGAACGGTCCAGAAGCATACATCAATCAAGACAGAATTGATGCTGAGGGTTATGTCTACTCATACGAGGGTAAGGTATACAAATTGGTCAATCGTAAGCAGTTCAGTGTTGCTAACTTCAACAACACTAAGTTTGAACAACCTGTTGCAGTCTGCTGAGGGTTTGTGTTGACAATTGTGGGGGCACTATGTTATAATGCTATCGAAACAGTTAGTGTTACTTAGGGACAGTTATTTGGGGGCGTTTTATGTGCCCGTCCCGCCCCTTAGCTAAAAACGCATAGAGACCCTAACCTACAACGGACCGAAAACGCGAGAGAGATATCAAGATTCAAAAAATTTTCCGAGGGTATTCCAAGTCCCCAAAACCCTCAAAGCAAAAAAATTCCCCCAGGTAAATTGCCTCTCAAAACCCCTTTGAGATATATACCAATGAAAGGTGCGTATTATTACTATGAACATTTCAATCGAGACCTATGAGAGGGAACTACTGATAGAGGCACTTGAATATAGATTAGAGAATGACGAGGGGTTAATAAGAGATTATAGCACGAAGGAAGAATTAACGTATTTGTTAGAAAGGTTATCCGAGGACTTCTAAATAATGATAACAGCGTTGACTTGAGTGGAACGCTGTGCTATAATAACATTATCAATTATCAGTTGAGCATGGCTAAAGGATTTACAGTAAAGACTGCTGCACCGACTCCAAAGAAAGAAGAGTTTAACCTAGAGGCAGCAAAGGAAATTATTCGTGGTAAGACAGTAGTATTCTGTTTACCTGGTAGGGGATGTTCATACACATTTTTGAAATCCTTCGTACAACTTTGTTTTGATCTTGTGCAATCTGGTGCAAGTATACAGATCAGTCAAGATTATAGTTCAATGGTGAACTTTGCGAGATGCAAGTGTCTTGGTGCGAATGTTCTCAGGGGACCATCACAGAAACCATGGGATGGTAAGTTAGAGTATGATTATCAGTTATGGATTGATAGTGATATTGTATTTGATACAGAGAAGTTCTTTCGTCTTGTAGCAATGGAGAAAGATATTGCTTCTGGGTGGTATATGACTGAGGATGGTCGCACGACAAGTGTTGCCCACTGGTTAGAGGAAGGAGACTTTAGAACGAATGGTGGTGTCATGAACCATGAGACTGGCGAGTCAATGTCGAAGCGTAAGAAACCGTTCACCGTTGATTACACAGGGTTTGGATGGGTTCTGGTTAAGAAGGGAGTATTTGAGAGTCTTCCCTATCCTTGGTTTGCTCCGAAGATGCAAACGTTTGAATCAGGAGAGGTCCAAGATATGTGTGGAGAGGATGTGAGTTTCTGTCTTGATGCAATCGAGAAAGGTTATGAGATCTGGTGTGATCCTGTGATTCGTGTGGGGCATGAAAAAATGCGCGTGATCTAAGGATCATGAGTGCTTATGTGTTAATGGTGTGTTATACTGGGTGGAGTTATTCCCGCCCGTTTATTAAAAAATCGCGAAAAAACAAATTATGGCAAAGATTAAGAAGAGTCTAACTGGTAACTTGATGATTGAGTCTCAACCAAAGAAGACTCGACAAGGTTCAGGACAACATACAAAGTATGCTTCTTCATCCGGTAATTCCAAACCAAAGCGTTATCGTGGACAAGGAAGAGGTTGAATAGATATAATCAGTTGTAAACTTTTGTATGTCCTGTTTGATTGCAAATCTTCCTTCAGTGGAAGTGTGGGTACGTAAAGAGTATCTAACAGATCATCAGTCTGGTCATGGAGAATTCGTAAAGGGCGTCTGGGTATCGGTTAAATCGATTCCTGGGCGTGCTTTTTATTTTGAGACATACTTACCAGAGTATGCGGCAATGTATGATAAACTGCCTATCAGTGCCTTTGTAAGTGATCCTGAGACTCCTACACCTGATATGAGTCTACCTAACCTGCAATTCTGGAATTGTATGGACTATGGAGTTGTATCAGTGGATAAGAAGTTCATTGGTTCAATGGACTTTGAGTGTTATACAAGGGATCATGGTAATGTAAAGGGTACTTATATCTGTACGATTGATAATTATCATCATGATCCAGACTATGTTGATTGGGCAACGAGTGAAAATCCTGCTGAACACAAGTCTCATAACTTAATTGAGTTAGAGAATGGTCAATATGCACTCTATCCAAATAATAGACTACGCATTTATGATAATAGTTTGACACCAGTCGAACCAAAGATGCCTGACTTTAAGGTATCAACGCAGTATTACCAGGTAGAAAATGGATTTGATCGACTCGGAATGGGTCGTGAAGATGAATATTTTTGGAAAACTGCTAAAGAACAAATAAATAACGAAAAAGAGGAGAACAATGGGTAACTCACCAGTAGATAGAAACAAAAATTACATGCAAGAAGTGTGGGGAACAACAAGTTTGATCACAGATTACTGGTCACTTCCTGGTGAATCACCTCAAGATACTCCTGTGGAGTTGAAAGAAGTGTTAAATGATGAAGCAAAACCTATTGATGGTGCAAAAAAGCAGGTACTTTCGGAAGGATCATCGTATGATTCTATTCCAAATCGATACTAACCATTATAGATAGTATGTTGAAGTGTATCAGAACAGATGCCAACTAAGCGTTCACGTAGTTTTAGGGATATCAGTCTATCTTTTAAACGTCATCCCATTACAAACGATGTAACAATTCTCAAAAATGAGGATGCAATCAAGAGATCTGTTATAAATCTGATCCGAACCCGTGTCGGAGAGAGATTCTTTAATGATATCTTGGGAACATCAGTTGGCGATTCACTTTTTGAATTAAATTCATTTGATAATGACATCATAAGGGAAGAAATTATTACATTATTGAAGAACTATGAACTTAGAATTGAACTGACCAATGTTTTTGTCGAGGGTCAGGATGATACTAACGAATTATTCATCCAAATTGACTATGATATTGTTGGATTACCACTTCCCACACAGGCAATAGAGTTTATCTTACAACCTTCTAGGATATAATGGCATTCAATCAGTTTACAAATCTCGATTTTAATGATATCCGAGAGCAGATAAAGGATTATCTGAGGTCAAATAGTAATTTTACGGACTTTGACTTTGAAGGATCAAACTTTTCGATCCTAATCGACACGTTAGCATATAATTCATACGTTACTGCCTATAACACTAATATGGCAGTGAACGAATCGTTCATTGATAGTGCGACATTAAGAGAGAATGTCGTATCTTTAGCAAGAAATATTGGATATGTCCCCAGATCGAAGAAAGCAGCAACCGCAAGAATCACTTTTGGTGCATCTGTCAACGCTAGATCGGTTGTATTGAAGAAAGGTGTTGTTGCACTGGGTGGTGCGAACAATGCAAACTACATTTTCTCGATTCCAGAGGACATTACAGCAACTCCGAACTCTTCAGGAGTCGTAACATTTAGCAATATTGAGATTTTAGAAGGAAATTTACTGAAAAAGACGTTTTTGGTGAATGATTCCCAACCAGATGCAAAATATATCCTACCAAATAGCAATATTGACACCTCTACCATCCGTGTTCGGACGATTGGGACTTCAATAGAGGAATATTCACCATATACAAACATTTTTAACGTCGATGCCGAGACTCGTTTGTATCTTGTGCAAGAAATTGCGGATGAAAGATACCAAATTCTCTTCGGAGACAACATTTTAGGTAAAAGACCTCCTGATGGAAGTAGGATTGAGGTTACCTATATTGAAACAACCGGTGATGCAGCAAATGGCGCAAGCAATTTCACATTCTCTGGTCAATTGGTTGCAAAAAGTGAAGGAAAAGACAGAAATGTAACAAATAACATCTCCGCCATAACGACCCTACAAGCAGCAGAACAGGGTGATGAGATAGAAAGTATTGATACCATCAAATACCTTGCTCCTAGGGTCTATGCATCGCAGTACAGAGCGGTCACTGCTAATGATTACTCTAGTCTGATACCTTTTCTGTATTCTAACGTTGAATCTGTCTCTGCATACGGTGGTGAAGAACTTGATCCCCCACAATACGGCAAAGTTTTTATAACAATCAAACCTAAAAATGGTGATTTCCTTTCTGACGTGGCAAAGAGCACGATTAAGAGCAAATTAAAGGATTACACTATTGCTGGTATCAGACAAGAGTTTATAGATCTTAAATATCTGTATGTGGAGTACGACAGTACTGTCTCATACGACCCAGGAACTGTTACAAGCACTGAAGACTTGTACAGTAGAGTTACAAATGCAATTGTAAGTTACTCCAAGTCAACTGATATCAATTCTTTCGGTGGAAGACTGAAGTATAGTAAACTCCTTCGTCAAATTGATAATGTTGATACTGGAATTACTTCAAACATCACTAATCTTGTGATGAGAAGGAATTTGGTTCCTGCATATGACCAACTTGCGAATTATGAACTCTGTTATGCAAACAAATTCCATGCTGAAGTGGAAGGTTTCAATATTAGATCATCTGGATTTAGAATTTCTGGTATTGACGGAACTCTTTTCCTGACTGATGTCCCTGATACCAGTATTACCATTCCAGGAAGACCTGCTCAGGTTACACCAACGACTGGATCAATGTCAGTCATTAAATTTAATGAAAGTAATGAAATTATTACTGTTATTGAAGATGCCGGAACTGTTGATTACGTAAAAGGTGAGATTATCCTCTTTCCAATCAATATTTCATCGACTTCACTCCCAAATCGAATTGAAATTGGAGTCACACCTGAATCAAATGATATTGTCGCAAAAGAGAACCTTTATATCATCCTAGATACTACAGGAAAAAGTGTTTTAACACTTAAAGAAGATTTAGTTACTTCTGGGTCAAGTAGATCTGGTACAAACTACGTTCCTCCTTCAAGTTACACTAGCAGCACGAAATTTACTCGATAAGAAATGTCAGATAGTAAAGTAAAAATCTCCAATATTCTGGAAAGTCAACTTCCAGAATTCATTTTAGATGACAATCCGCTTTTTAAAGACTTTTTGGAGCAATACTATCTGTCTCAGGAAAGTGAGTACGGAACAGTAAGTCTTGGCGAAAATATTGCAGATTTAAAGAATATTGATAGTTTTGTAAATCTTAAATTTACACAAACTACCCCAAAATTGACTAAATTCATTTCAAATGATGCTGACATCATTGAAGTTACAAATCATTTAGGATTTTTACCAAAAAATGGAATTGTAAAGATCAATAATGAGATTTTTACGTATACTGGTAAAACTTCTTATGCTCAGAAGGTAATTCAGTTTGATCCGACTGCTAATACCATCAAATTGTCATCTACTGTTGGTTTAGATTCGTTCAGAGCACAAACTATTATTTTTGATGCATCATTCTCAAGTGTTGTTGCTGGAAGAACGTATTATGTCACTGAAGTTATAGATTCCAGCACTATTACAATTTCTGATAACGAAGATGCACTTGATGATGTACTTATTCTAGAAGATACAAATCCATTAGGTACAGTTCTTCCTACTATTACTAGTTTTGCATTTACTGGATGCATTAGAGGTTTTTCTGGTATTGATAATGTCACGAATGGGGAGTATTTAAACTTTAATTCTAGTAGGTCGGAATTTCACGATGAAGGAACACCTCTTACTAATCTTGGTTTAGTATTTTTAGCAGAATTTTTTAGAAAGTATAAAAAATTATTTTTACCTGGAATTGAGGATAGGCAGTTCCAAAATGTTAACATTGATAGTATTCTCTCAAGGGCGAGGGACTTCTATAGTTCAAAGGGAACTGACACATCATTGAAGATTCTTTTCAGTGTTCTATTCGGAAAGTTTATTGAGGTTCTGAAACCATTTGATAATACTATTCAGGCATCATCTGCTAACTTCTCACTTTCGGATGTTATCGTTGTTGAAACTATCAGTGGAGACTCAACTAAACTAGGAGAAACCACTATACTACAAGGATCAACTGATACTCCAACTGCAAAGGGTGTTGTATCAAGAGTTGAACCTGTACTCGTGAATGGAAATTACTATTATAAGTTATTTTTCCCTAAAGATGCGATTGAAAATACATTCAATACTAGTAAGAAAACTAAAGTCATAGGTCTTGGTGCTTCAACTTCAACTCTGACTGTAGATTCCACTATTGGGTTTCCGCAAAATGGTTCATTCCTCCATCCTGATAATGATGGTCTAACAGAGGTCACTTATACCAGCAAGAGTGCTAACCAGTTCTTTGGATGTGTAGGACTGTCTACTACATTTTCAGAGAATGACCCCATCACTGATGGAAATTATGTTTTTGGTTATGAAGACAATGATATTAATAAGTTGGTTACGATGCGAGTTGTTGGCAGCATTGTGGGAGTTGCAGATAACAAACGTAATACAAGTCAGTTCAGAAAAGGAGATATACTGTCTGTAAAACATCTTGGAGAGAAAGTAGATGAATCAGACGTAAGATTCAACAGATGGTTCTACAATAATGTAGTGATCACCCATGTTCAGAAAATTATCGGAACATCTTCTATTGAAACTGTAGTTGATCATCATTTACATCTTGGAGATAAAGTAGATATTCTACTGAAGAATGATCGTACTGTTAAAGAAGCAAATTGCACAGTTAGTTCTATAATCAATAGAAAGCAATTTTCAGTTACTGGAAATAGTCTTCCATTTGATGTCAATACCGCATACCTTGTTAAGAAAAAACTTGACTTTGCAAGTACAAATTTCAGCGAGCATGGTGTCTTAGCAAATATTCAGAATACCTTTGTTGATACAGAAAAGAACGCATACGTTGCATTTTCGGGACTTCCTGGTTACGACAACGTAACAGTTACTGACAGAGCGAAGACATTTGGTGGTGGTGATATAAACCTAGTTGATAATGAGATCACTATCAACAATCACAACTTTGAAAATGGTGAACAGTTATACTATGAACTAACTTCTGGATCTTCCGGCATTTCATCAGGAACGTATTTTGCTTCTGTAATTGATACTAATACCATAAAATTAGCATATAGTCGTTCGTCTGTTGCTGATCAAAATCATGTCAATATTACTGGTATTGGATCAACTAGTCAGCACAAATTGACCCCATCTTCCATATTTGGAAAGAATATAGTCAATCAGAATAATTTCAAAAGAATCAATAGAATACCAAAACAAGCACTTGATCATAGTGATATTGTTGGATCAATCGGTGTTTCTTTAAATGGTGTTGAATTCCAATCGCCAATTTCAAGTGACTCAATTTTCTACGGTCAGATAGACAAAATTAATATTCTGAATGCTGGAACTGGTTACGATGTTGTAAATGCACCCGAGATTGGAGTTGGAGATACTGCTGGAAGTAGTGGTGCTCTTCTTATAGGTCAATTCAAAGGAAAAGTCGAAGATGTTATTCTTACTTCTCCTGGTTTCAATTACATAGATACTCCTATTGTAAAAATTAGCGGAGGAAATGGAACAGAAGCACTTGCTGAAGCAAGAATGAGAGGATTGACTTATATTGTCACCTTTGTTGATAATGCACGAACTCAACAATCTGACGTAATCAATATACCAGGACATAGATTCTCAGACGGAGAAGAGGTTATATATTCTAGTTCAGGAACTCCCATTGGTGCTGGTAGTACTTCTGTTGGATTTACTACAACCAGATTGACATCTGGTGCAGTATATTTTATTGCGAAGGTTGATGATGATCATGTTTCGCTTTCTGTTACAAAGGAAAAGGCATTATCTAAAACTGTAATTAATATGAATGCCTTTGGAAATGGCACTCATAAATTTACATCAAGAGCAAATAGAAAGGTCATCGATAGAATCAATATTACAAAATCTACTGACGATTTCTCCAACAGGAGAGTAGTTGTAGACGCTGTAGCATGGCCACCAGCAAATCAAAAGGATTTGTACAGTTCTTTTGTTGGTGTTAATGTTGAATCTAATTACATCTATGCAAGGAATCATTCATTCAAAACTGGTGACAATGTAGAGTATTCATTCGATGGTACTACTATCGGCGGTCTATCTGCAGCAGCAAATTATAAGGTAACTGTCCTAGATGAGAATAGATTCCTTCTGAGTGAAGCAGGGACAGCAACCACTATCAGTAGTGTAAATTTTGATAGAAAGTCATATGTAGACCTTACCAGTGTGGGTGTAGGTACTCATACATTCAAATATCCAGTAATTGCTATTACAATTAATGGTCTTGTTTCTACTGGAGATACTAGCGTCACTCCTTCGTATTATAATGCTATTGGTATTCCTGTAGTTCGAGGAAGTCTTGATAATGTATTCATCAGGAATGGTGGTGTTGGATATGGCGTACCCGATGTAATTAACTATCAGAGATCTATCGATGTTGAGGTTCAGACAGGAAAAGATGCAGATATTAGATCTATTGTTGTTGACGGAAAGTTAACTTCAGCATATATTGCCAATTCAGGTTCAAGTTACACCTCTCCCCCAACAATCAATGTTATTGGATCAGGTAGGTTAGCAAAACTCAATCCTACTATTGTGGACGGTGCTATCACAGCAGTTGATATTGTTAATGCTGGTAGTGGATATGATGAAAATACAATCATAGAAGTAATTCCATCTGGTGCTGATGTAAAGTTAAATGCAGAAATTCATGAATGGAAATTTAATAATGTCGAAAGATATAAAAAAGTACTTCAACTTGATAACATATCAATACCCAAAAAGGATAGACTCAATAGGGAATTAGTTCAGATCACTTCTGGATCTAGTTCAAAGGAATCTAAGGTAGTTGGTTTTTATCCTGGAGCATTTTATCGTCAATTATTAGAAGATAACGTTGATTCCAATGGAGATGAAATTACTACAGGTTTTTCACATTCCCCAATAATTGGATGGGCGTATGATGGTAATCCAATCTATGGTCCGTATGGTCATGCAGTTCCACTCTTCAAAGAGGGTCAAAGTACTGGTGGAAATAAGAAAATCTTCTCAAGTTATGAAATTGATGTAGAATCTTCCGGTACACTCAGACCATCTGGATTTGCTAATGGATCTTTCACACAAGACTATCTCTATAAAGCAAGTGGAGATCTTGACGAGTATAATGGAAGATTCTGCAAAACTCCAGAATTCCCCGAAGGAACATATGCATACTTCTCCACTATAGACTTTAGTGGCAATCTTGCATATCCATATATCACAAAGTCACATTATAATCAAACTGATTCCTTCAACTACAACACTCTGAACGATCAAAGTGACTCAACTCTGAATAACGGTTCGTATAAGAGAAATGTAACTTATCTTGGGTTAAATGATTTGTATAGAGAATATACATTCTTACAAGATCCCATTTCGTCTAAGGTACAAGTCAATGTAGATGCGACTAAATCTTCTAGAATAAATTCCGTCAATGTAATTGAATCTGGCATTGATTATAAAGTTGGCGAACAAATCATTTTCAATGAACCATCAATCGATGTAGAGATTGAGCAAGTTGTAGGACAAAATATTGTTTCTATCGGAACTAGTGATACTGTATTAAAAAATACTATTTTTAGTGTAAAAGGCAATGTGGTGACTGGTGTTACTACCATACCACATGGTTTCATTAATGGTGATATTATTGAAATTTCTGGAATTGGTTCTGCAACCTATAAAAACATTGAAGGTTTTAGAGCAGTTGGAGTAGACTCAGTATTAACAAATGTAAAAGTTGCTATTGGTGCTACTGCAGTAACAGGTATTAGCACTGTAATTTCACTACGTACTTCTACATTCACACAAAAATTTGTAAAAGATGATATTATTAAGGTTGGTGGCGAATTATTGAAAATTGTTGATGTTGATACCGTCAATGACAAATATAAAGTTACAAGAGTCGTCAATGATAGTTCTGCTAGCACCCACTCTGTGGGAGATTTGGTAACTAAGCAACCTGTGACGTTTAATTTCCTTCTTGATAAGAAGTTAGAAAATAAGAATTTAAGTCTCCCATACAAGCAAAACTTTGAAGTTTCTGCTGTTGGTATAGGTTCTACTTATACTTCAATTGTTGTTGGACTTGCTGGAAGTTCAAATATCTTAGTTTCAATCCCAGAACGTGCAATCTATCTGAAAGACCATCAGTTTAACACTGGTGACCAATTGAGTCTCGTTTCTGTTGGAGGCACACTTCGTGCTTCTACAACTGATACACTCTCTCCTAACTTTGATATTTCCACAACTGACCTATTTGCAGTCAAGATAGGAACCGATTTTATTGGAATTGCAACATCTAAAGCATTCGTTGGTATCAACTCCACTCTTTTCTTTGTAGATGCTTCCACAGGAAAGAGTCACACATTAGCACAGGTAAAGGATAATCTTACCGGTATTGCTAAGAAGGTATCTGCTAGAGTTGAAACGAGTCTGGCACATGGAGTACAAGAAGGAGATGACGTTAGATTACACATAACTCCTAATGAGGTCCAACAGTTTGTATTTAATTACAATCCAACTTTGAAAAAACTGGTTGTTGACCCCAAGACCTTTGCCCCTACTGGAATTACAACTGTAACTACATCAGACATTACACTCGTAAATCATAAATTACAGACCGGTGATGTTGTTGCTTATGTGAATGCTGTTGGTGTTGCAACACCTCTTCAGAACAATAGAGAGTATCATGTTGTTAAGATAGACGATGATACGTTTAGACTTGCAGAAACAAACTTTGATGCAAGAGCATTCCCC